TTAATATTTAGTAAATGTCATATCAAAAAAGCTAAGGCTCAGCTCGATAATGAGGCTACCTCACTCGATAAGACAGCAGATACTTATGATTACGATTTAGAAGAGATTGAAATTATAAAAAACCTGCTTGATGAGATTCCCGAAGAATTTATAGATGAGCTAGATGAATGCGCCACATATAAAGACTTACTAGAGGCATGGCCACCGCTACTATTACCAGCGCCACAGTTTATTATCGATCAGCAATCTGGTAGAAATATTTTTGACATACTAGAGAGACAAATCGAATGGGAGCTTTATGATTGATCTATCTAAGAACATACACTATGATGAGATTTTTTTAGGTCAACTTCAAATATGTTTGAGTAGCCTTAATATTGGTAGTAATGAACTGCTGAGGGATGATGGTGTTATAGATATTATATCTAGCTACTATAATATTGATAAGAAAAATTTATCGATAGGTTTTGGGTCTGGAGATGTATTGAAGAGAATTATAGATTTACCAGAAGTAGATCACTTATATGTTGTTGAACCGACGTTTAGAGGTGCGATGGTATACGCTCGTAATAAAGGCATATCATACAGACCGTTACATTACACTACATTTAACGAAGTACAACTATCATCACTCCCCACCAATGGTATTATTTATATAGCAAACCCGAACGGTAATAACGGTCACAGTTTTAAAAGAGAAGACCTACTCGCGATCATTAAACGTAGTAAGTTAACTATCCTAGATGAAGCGTACATTGAGTTTGGTGGTGAGTCACTTATAACTAATGTAAGTGATAAGTTAATAGTATTGAGAACATTTAGTAAGAGTTTAGGTATGCCTGGTATTAGGTGCGGTTTTGCAGTATCATCAGAGTCAAATATTAATAAGCTAAGAAAACGTGATTTACTGTATAACTCTACAAGTTTAGCATATCATATCTTAAACGAAAAAATTGATCAGATACCGCTAATTGTTGATAGAATGAAGCAAGGTAAGGATTTTTTACAACAGAATTTTAATCATATAAAATCTGATGGTAATTATGTTTTATTGGATACTAAGTATGCCGATACATTTAGTAAATTTTGTAAATTCTCCACGCGCGGCGATTACTTGAGGATAGCATTAACAAATAAAAGATTATTAAAGGAATGTCTACGGATGGGTTAAATATATCTGATCATAGGGATGCTCAATCTAATATAGATAAAGCTAGTAATATATACTCTATGCTACGTGCTGTTGAGATTAACCCAACTGAGCTATGTAACCGGCGGTGCTCATTTTGCCCTAGACATGATTCTAAACTATATCCAAACACTAATAACCATATAAGTGTAGATACAGTTAAGAGTCTATGTAACAGCTTAAGAGATATTAATTTTAATAATAGAGTAGGGTTCGTTGGTTTTGGTGAGCCTTTATTACATGAAGATATATACGAATGTATCCGAGTCACTAGAGATATACTACCTGGTCTAAAGTGGCTAGAGATTAATACGAACGGCGATTTATTAGATAGAGAGACCTTAGAGAACCTTCATACAGCAGGTTGCTCTCACATTGCAGTAAGTATGTACGACGAGGATATAACTGATAGACTAACAGCGATGAAGGAGGATATACCTATTAATTTCATATTCAGACATCACTACGATAAGAGTAATAATTATAATCTGAATATAGTTAATAGGTCAGAATTACTAAAAGGCGATGCCACAGCTTATTTCGATACACCGTGCCATATTCCATTTTATAAAGCCATGATTGATTGGAATGGCGATGTATTGTTATGTAATAATGATTGGAAGAGAAGTAAAATATATGGCAATATAAACGAAGTAAGTTTTGATAAAATTTGGTTTGGTGATGAGTTGAATGCTCATAGAGATAAGCTGATGTGTAGTAGATCGCATTGCGATCCATGTAAGAACTGCTCTGTTGGTGGATTATTAAGAGGAGCTGAATCAATAGAGGTGTATACCGAATATCATGAAAGAGTGCATTAATATTTTTATCGGGTTAGATGAAGCGCATCCCGAAGCATATGATGTATGTCGTGAAAGCATATTAAAAGGTAATAAGAAGTATGAGCTTAATATTAAACCTATTAATTATAATACTGTTTCAGACTATTACAGAGCTAGGAATGAAACAGAATCTACTCAATTCTCGTTCGCTCGTTTCTGGACTCCATGGGAAAGCAACCGAACAGGGGTAAGTATATTTGTGGATAGCGATTTCGTCTTCTTGGAGTCCATAGATAATCTTATTGATCTATATGATGATCGATATGCTGTAATGTGTTGTAAGCATAAAGATTACGAACCTAAAGGCGACGTTAAGATGGGAGGTAAATTACAATCTAAGTACCCGAGGAAGAATTGGAGTAGTTTAATTATTTTTAACAATTCATATCTAGCAAACGATGCATTATGTCCTATATTTTTAAATACATATACAGGTGCACACTTGCATAGATTCGAATGGCTTCAAGATAGTGAAATTGGCTCAATACCTGTGGAGTGGAACTGGCTAGTTGATTACTATACGGAGACAGAGAGCTTCAAACCCAAAGCCCTCCATTATACTGATGGTGGTCCGTGGTTGAACCAACATAAGAACTGCTCCTATAATAAGATTTGGAAAGCAATACATAATGAGATATCTAGATAATTTTTTAAATAACCATGATAGAGAAGTAGATGAGGGTGCATTTAAACCCCACACTCTTAATGAGAAATTTGGTAAGATGGTTAATATGCAGACTATTTTTAATTGTAACCTGAATTGCTGTTTTTGTAGAGGATCTATACCTAATATAAAGGAATTATCAAGGGTAAAGACAATGACGCAAACTAATTTCGAGATATTTGTTAATAAATTTGCTGATTATGGTATAAAGTATATTGAGTTAACACCGGCGATTGGTGAGCCTTTTTTAGATAAGGAGTTTGATAAAAAGCTAAAATATTTAGAATCAAAAAAAGAGATTGATCATTATCTCGTAACGACTAACTTAACAATACTTCAGCCTAAGCATTTCGAATTACTTAAGAACTTAAAAAAACTTATTTTAACGGTATCATTATACGGGTACGATAGCGAGTCTTTTAGCGCAAATACCAATAAAGATAACTTTAAGGTGTTTGAAGAAAAATTTAATACCTTATTTGATACCCTAAATGAAGGTGTTGATTTTTTAGTTGAAATAAACATAAGATGTGGTCGACACTTAACTGAATTTCCTAAGAACGATCTCTATATTAAGCTTTTACGACTTAATAAGTTAAAGAACGTTAAAATAAATCAAGAGGATATATACAACCATAATAGAGGAGATAATTTAAAGGATTTCGAAACGGAAAAGAGGCCTAGGTCAGGTATTTGCCCCTTCGGACCAGGTGTAGGTGGAGGTGTTTTACCTAATGGTGATTTTCTATTCTGCCCGTTTAATGATCTTAATAATACCGGTGTTGTTGGTAATCTTTTTAAACAGTCCTTAGAGGAAATATATAATAGTGACGGTTGGAAGAGAGTTGTTACTGAGCATAAGCAAGATAAATATACAGGTATATGCGAGAATTGTACAGAGACCTGGTAGGTAAAGATGTAATTACCTTTACATCAGATAAAAACTACATACCGTTCGCAAAAATATTAATCAATTCAATTCAAAAAAATTCTCCAAACGTAGAAATTGTTGGGAGATTTGTCAATTGCGAAGACGAAGATCTAGCTTGTTTTGATAGCATTAGTATTATTTCAGATAAAACAGAACTATCCACGGTACGTAATTTAAAAACAAAAGAGGGTCTGTACGCGGTAGATAAAGAGGATCTTGTTCTTAAAAATAAAACTACGATTAAACCGCTGAGATTGTTCTATAGCGAGCTTATAGCTTATTGCTCAAATATAAAATTTGATACCTTGAAGAGGCTGCTTAAACTTCAGGTAGGGAGTGTAATTTATCTTGACGTTGACTCAATAGTAAGAGGCGAAGTATATAGACTATTTGCTGATTTAAGTAAACATGACTTTTGCTTTTTCAAAGATAAGCCATATAGCGAGCAATTAGATACTAAAAGACTTATTGATGAGGATTTTTTGTATCACGGTGGATTAATAGGTGTCCATAATAATAAAGATACACGAGATATAATTAAATGGGCTTGTAGTGTTGTTAATGCAGAAATTTTTGACTGGGATGTGGATGAGAGAATAATTACTGAGTTCTTAGAGTTATCTAAAAGTATAAAGAATATAGATAAAAAATATAAAGACGAGGATTTAGAGAGTGGTTCTATAATTTGGTCTGGTTCCGGGAATACAAAATTTACGCACGACAGATATATAGAAGAATGTAAAAAGTATGGTGATCTATAATAAACATAGCTATCTCCCGAAATATTATGAAACATTACCGGACGATGAGGTATCTACTTTTTTAAAGTTTCATCATTGTCATTTAAATTTTTTAAAAACCAGGAATTATATTAAAGGTTTAAATTTACATGAACTCACTCTAGATAGTTTAGTAGACTATCTTTATTCTGAGTTATATAAAGAAAAATTTAAAAAGAGTGATATTGTAAGGAACGGTTATCGTATAAATTGCAAGCAATACACGAAACTAAAAAAGAATAACTTCAAAATAGAGTATAGCTCTGTGCCGCGTTTTGATTATGGTACCGGAGCGTTTAAAGTGAAGGTAGGTGATATTAAGACAGCAGTATTAGACCCGAACATTGTTAATATTGGTAAGCGAACACTTGTTATATATTTCCGTGGGCCGTGGAGAGATTTGGAAAATACAGCTAGTATGGATATATTTCATACTATTTTAATTTATAAAATTATTGAAAAATACATAGATAATAATAATTTTAAATATTTTAATAATATTTTAATCGTCAGAGCAGCGCCACTGCATGAAAGATTTGAAATATTTGATGATTTAAAACTTAATCATAGTTTTGAAACAGGGAATAATTTTATTACTCAGACTTGCTTATATTCTAATACACTACATTTTAATGGCGGTGCTTTACCGGATTTAAATTCATATACTATACCTATAATATCAAAACAGTTTATTCATTTTAATAATTCTAATATTAAAGGCGTGGATCGCGATCTTGTTTTAGACGCGATATATCCTGAAATACAGTATAAGGGCAACATAAAAAATTACAGCGAAGATCCAGAACTTTATTACGGTGGTAAAGCTTCTTGCTGGCGCGATGTTTGTTCAAATAATACAAATCTAAAAATTATTGAAAACTGCGCGGCATCAAATATATTAAACCTGGTCACCAATGTTATAGGCAATATATACAAGCTAGAAAATAAGATAGATAATGAATGAATTACTTAAAATTTTTAAAGTTGAGTCAGAAGAAGAGCTTATGAATATGAATATAAGTGTCGCTACTCGTATATGGTTTGAATTTATACTGACCTATAAGGAAAGAATATTACAAGAAATGGACAGAGATCTTGCTGATACTCTAGATATACCTGTACCTGGCTATGAATATCAAGGCTCAGAATATAAAGGTGATAGAGATAGACTAAGGAAGGAGTTACTATTTACTAAAAATCTTATTGAGAAAACAACACCCTATGAAGAAGAAAGGCAATTTCAAAGCATCAAAGATGTCTTAACGTATTGGCCGACACTTTTTTTACCGTACCCTAGCTTTGTCGAAAAATACTATCAACAGCGGATCGATTAGCTATATATAAGTGCCTCAATAGAGGGATATCAGTAGTTGTAATATCAATTACATCTTTTTTCTCTAGTTTAGGAATAGGTAATTGTCTATCTATTTTTTCTTTTAAAATACTATACGCGCCTCCAGGCACTATCATGAGCTCATGAAGACATGAGTGACTCGGATTACTCATAAATTTCTTATCCATAACAAGATACATTACTATAATATATTCATATACTACTTTCTTAAAATCACTATTGTTAGTTTCTTGGATCAGATAATTTAGAGCCATAAAGATATCTGTTGCCGATTTAATACCTTCTCTATTAATTGGCGTAAATTTAAGTATGTTTAATATACTACAAACTCTTTTATTAATATCGTCGTACACATTGATATTTACAATTGCATTTATGAGAATATATACTAAAATATTTAATAATGAAAGTTTGTAGAGAGTTTCTTACTAAAGAGAAAAAGGATGCACTCTCTGTATTTTTAGAAAACTCTTCGTACTGGGAGAGTTTTAGTGACAGTAAACATACAGAAAGAGACGCCTTTAACTTTACATTAAAGGCAGACGAACTACCTGATTTCCTCTCAGAATTTAAAACACCAAAGCATAACCTATATCACTTCGTCGCTATAAGAACATATAAAAGTGGTAGTATTGAAGAGCACGCCGACTTCGCTCTAGGAGAAGTACTAATACACAAACAACCCGGGATGCTTATTAGCAAGCCAGAGACGGTTGTCTATTATGAAACTATTGATCCTAATATGGAGGGGGGTGAATTAGTGATTGACCAGAATACGTTCAAGCCAATAGAAAACGCTGCAGTAATAATATCACCGAATACGCCTCACGCAGTTACAGCGATTGAAGAAACAGATAAACCGAGGGTTGTTTTAGTGTGTGAGCGATATAGAGTATTATCAAAGTATCTTAAGGATATTAAGACCCCAGAATATAAAAAAGGTTAATATGAACATAGCAATCGTAGGAGGCGCTGGCTTTATCGGCAGACACACCGCTCGTGAACTTATATCGCACGGGCATACCGTATCAATATTTGATAATAACTTAGCTAACTGTCATGACTTCTTTAGTGAGGCAGAAATTCTGAGTTTACAGTTTGTGTATTGTGAGGCTCAGGATTATCGTATGCTTAAGAGTATGTTATCATACGGTGACGGGTTTAGCGCCGTATATATGCTTGCAGCTATATCAGATAGTAAGGAAAATCTAGCTGATATACCTCATGCAGTTAGTACTAACATTATGTGCCTCGCAAATACGTTAGAAGCCGCAAATAGTCTAAAGATACCGCGAATTATATTTTCATCTACTGTGTGGGTGTACAGTATATCACCAGATACTCAAGTGAATGAGGAGTCTCCTCTACATATGAACAGCTCTGACCATGTTTATACAACATGTAAGGTAGCGTGTGAGGCTCTAGTGCGTAATTTTTGTGCTGTTAAGGACATAGATTACACTATATTACGGTATGGTATTGCATACGGCCCTGGTTGTCACCCAGATACCGTTATGTCTCGGTTTATAACCAACGCAATTACCAGTGTTCCGCTCACTATAACCGGGGATGGGAACATTTACAGGAACTTCTTGAACGTAAATGATCACGCTAAGGGGAACTGCCTAGCTTTATGTGATGAAGCAAAAAATGAGACTATCAATCTTGAAGGTCCTGAAAAAATAACACTCACTGAAGTCGCAGAAAGGGTCAAAGAGCTGCATTCAGGTGATACTATTATTGAATTTACAGGGAAACGGCATGGTGACTATATAGGCAAGGTAGTTGATAATAAGAAAGCTGCAGCTATACTAGGCTGGAAACCTACAATTGATTTTAAAACAGGTTCTAAAACACTTTATGAGTACATCAAAAAAGATATTAATAATAGCGCCGCATGCGGATGATGAGGTATTAGGTGTCGGTGGCACTACACAAAAGCTTATCAGAGAAGGTCATGATGTATATCTTATTATATGTTGTACACGCGAAAAAGACATTGAAGAATATAAAGAATGTACTACACACTTTAAGCAAACATTTCGCTTACCTTTTGAAGACGAGTCTCTAGAGGCACAAGTAACTCCTCTACTAAAGAGTATCGAGGAGGTATATACGGTTATAAAGCCAGATTGGACTTTTATACCTCGTGAGAATGACCTTAATCTAGATCATAGAGCGGTACATAGAGCGTGTGAAGTAGTTCTTAGACGGTATCAAGAACATGCGCCAGTTAAGATTTTCGAGTACGAAATACCTTCTTCAACTACTCAGTCCTTTGATAATAATTTTAAAGGTAATGTGTATATACCGCTGACCCGCAATGACATTCTCACTAAGATAGATTTACTCACATCATATATACATGAAGTGAGAGTGTACCCTAATCCTAGAAGTAGCGAGGGCCTTCTCACTTACGCTAAATTTAGAGGTATGGAGTGTGATGCTGAATATGCTGAATACTTTAACTTAATATACTCAAAAGACTTATGAATACACCATGGGATAATGTCTCAAAATTTGAAGAATTAATAGCAGACTACGCAGGTAGTAAATATGCTGTTGCGGTTGATAGTTGCACAAACGCTATCTTTCTCTCTCTTAAGTATGCTAAGGATGTATTGAGGGAAGATGTAGATTATATTGAGGTGCCTAAGAAGACTTATATATCAGTACCCATGCAAGTAATGCATGCAGGATATAGAGTAAAGTTCACAACAGCTGAATGGATAGGTGCATATAAATTAAGCCCTCTATCTGTATATGATTCCGCTCAGAGATTCACAAAGGGTATGTATATACCGGGGTCTTTATATTGTTTATCTTTTAACCATAAAAAAACCCTATCAACAGGTAAGGGTGGTATGATTTTAACAGATGATATCGATGCAAAAAAATGGTTGGATATAATGAAGTATGATGGTCGTACATCTATATTTTATAATGAAAATACTGATATTGATCAACTAGGTTATCATATGTATATGGCCCCGGAACAAGCTGTTATTGGTATACAAAACTTCTACGGATTACCGGACAGGAACCCTGATAAAATGGGGTATAGAGATTATAATCTCGATCTCTCTACATTAAAAGCATTCCATGAATAAAAGAATTATAATTTTAGGTAACGGTAATTTAGGTAAATATTTAGAGCGGTATTTGAGTAAGCTTTACTCAGTTACAGTGTATGATAGAAGGCATTTTAATGCTATGTTCTTTTCTGATTCAGAGTTTTTTAGACGTAATATTAAATCAGGTGATGTAGTAATTAATAGTGTAGGTCTCTTAAAACCAAATATTAAGTCACAGGAAGCTGCATGGGAGGTAAATGCTGTATTTCCTCAAATTATGCAATCCATATGTGAAGATAATAATGCCAACTTTATACATATATGCAGTGATTGCGTCTTTAAAGGAGATAGAGGTAAGTACCTAGAAATTGATGAGCCTGACTGCAACGAAGCCTACGGTATATCAAAAAGCCAAGTAACAGAAGGTACTATTATACGTACGTCATTTATAGGTAAATATGGCGGCTTACTTAAATGGGTATTAGATAGCTATGAGCTCGGAGCCGAAGAGATCACCGGTTATGATAACTGTATATGGAATGGTGTTACAACTCTAGAGCTATGTAAATATATCGCTTTAATTATTGATGCAGATGACTTCTGGGACGGGGTTCGGCACTTCCATACACCCGGCGCCATTTCAAAATATGATCTGTGTAGATTGATTAGTAATATTTACAGTTTAAATATTAATATTAACCAAGTAAAAGCTACTGATATAAGTGGTACAATAGTAGGTGTAGGTAATAAGCTAGATAGAACGCTAGCGAGTACGCAGCGCTTACCATATGTACCTACTTTTAAGCAGCAGCTTAAAGAGCTTAAATTATATGATAGTAAATAGTCACAATGAATGGGATCAACTAGAAGAAGTTATAGTAGGTGATGGTTTCCCGAGTGAACTACCCCTACTGGATTATTCGTTTAAATTGTTTTTTCATGAAAATCTCTGGGACGGCTGTCCGGACGGGAGAGACTATGAATTTGGTGAACAGACCATTCAAAAACGGCATTGTGAAGAGCATGCAGAAGACTTAAATAAGTTTTGTGATCTTTTACAGTCACTTAATGTAAAGGTTAGGCGACCTAAGACACCTAAAAGAATAAGCAAGACTAAAACTCCGCTATGGAGCAGTACTAACCACCCCGCTCTTAATGTAAGGGATATGGCGATGGTTGTAGGTGATACTATCATTGAGTCTCCTCCGACGTGTAAATATAGATATTTTGAGAACGATTACCTACATCACCTATTTTTAGAGTACTTTAAACAGGGCGGTAAATGGATCCAGGCCCCTAAGCCCATAATGACAGATCATAGTTTTGATTTATCCGGAATTAATGAAGATAATGGTAAGAAGTATTATATAGACGTCAGGCAAAAAGAACATTATATGGATTGCGGTGTTGAGATAATGTTTGATGCCGCTAATTGTGTTAGGATGGGTAGTCATATATTAATGAATGTATCAAACGAGAATCAGGAACTAGGCGCTAAATGGTTACAGCAGGCCGTAGGTGACAAGTATAAAGTAATCACAACACCGCTCACAGATTCTCATATTGATTCATCATTTCTACCATTACGACCAGGTCTAGCTATTGTTATGAAGGAGCCTGAGTATGTAAGGCCACGGCTTCCTGCTGAGTTACAGTCATGGGATCTGGTGCATATACCTACTAGAAACCGGACTCAATCTGAAAAGGAAGCGCAGGGTATTAAGCTGGCGTCTCCGAGGATAGAATTAAATGTACTCTCAATCTCACCGGAGCTTATTATATGTCACTCCCAGTATGAGACGGAGTTAAATAAGGTTTTAGCTAAGTATGGTATAACAGCAATGGGTACTCCGTTCCGGCATTGTGAGATTTTTGCTGGAGCACACCATTGCACTACCCTGGATGTAAGACGAAAGAGCAAATATGAAAACTACTTCGAATAACGCAATAACTTGCTCTACTGATTACAACTATATTCACTACCTGTATAAACTAGTAGATAGTCTACATGCAAATAATACGGATGCTGATATTTTTATACGTATTGTTGATTTTACGCCGGATCAATTTGAGGAGGTGAGATCAAAAATAACAAGTAATAAAGTAGAGTATATCATCGATCAACCTAATCTTAGTAATCGAAAGGATATATTAAAAGACGTTGATTCTGCAATGCATTATGTATATGGGGTTGATGTATGTAGAAACGGTAGTAAAAATATTAAAAAGTTACTGTATAGTAAGCGTAGTGTGTATACATGTCATAGCCGCTTTAAGACGATTAGTATGCTATTGAATAGAGGTTATAATAATGTATTGAGTTTAGATGTAGATACTGTTGTTATAAAGGATATAAATCATATGTTTAATAATCATACATATGATGTGTCTATAGTACCTACTTATACGAGCAATAAGATTGAATTATGGTATAACGAGGGTCTTTTGCATATAGGTAATACACCTCAATCAGTTCTATTCTTTAAAGATGTTGAAAACTTTATTTTTAATAGTGGTAGACATTTTGAGTGGAATATAGATTCTGAAGCTCTTGACAGGTGCTTCGCGAAGAGGCAAGATCTGAGAGTAGGTTATCTGGATAATACCTATAAGGATAGAGAGTTCAATGATGATTCTTATATGTGGTCAGGTGATAGTATATGTAAGTATAACGAGAGGTTTAAATGAATAAAATAATACACCAAACATGGAAAAATAAGAATATTCCTAACGATACTTTTAAGAGAAATTGGGTTGAGTCGTGGAAGAACTTAAACCCAACTTGGGAGTATAAATTATGGACTGATGAAGATATGCATGACTTTATCTCAACCAAATATAGTTGGTTTCTACCTACATTTGAGGCATATCCGGAGCAAATACAGAGAGTTGATTCATTCAGATACTTTATCATTTATGAATATGGTGGCTTATATGCTGATCTTGATATTGAATGCTTTAAACCATTAGACACCCTTTTAACGGACAATTGTATAATATTTCAGACATACCCGGAGCACCAAATGAAAGCAATAATAGATGCAGATAACCGAGAGCACCCACTTCGTAAACACTTCCCGTTACATAAACTTAAGAAGGGGTATTTTTTAACTAATAGTATTTTTTACAGTAATGGTGGTCATAAATTTTTTAAGAAGTGTATAGAGGGCTTAGAGAAGAGTTACGAGGAAAGTAAACGGTATAGATTTACAGAATTTGACTTTTTAAATAAGTCGTGTGTATGCAATACACACATAACGATGTCAGCCGGTAGTGGATTTTTAACAAGAATGTTTTTTAAATATGGTAGGGTTTTTGATGTAAAGGATTATAGTTACGGTTTCTTTGAACCATACAAACACACCAGGCGTAAAGAAATTCTATTAAATCAAGAGGCTTTTAATAAAGAAAATTTATACGGTATGCACTGGAATCTAGGTAGCTGGATAAATTTAGAGGACTCTGAATATAAGATATGAAGGTGACTGATATACATGTTTGTTATGTTATTAACGATAACAAGGATTTTATAGACCTTACTATTAAGTCTGCTAAACAACTGAAAAAATTCTTTAGATCTGAGGATCATAACCTAAAGATCTATGCGTTAAGTGAAATGGAGCTGGAAGGATTACCACCATTTATTGAGAATGTAATCTCGCCTCATAAGGATATACCGTTGTTGTGGCAGCGTATGTATATACCGGAGTTGATTAATTCTGATAAATGTATCTTCCTGGATAGTGATACTCTAGCATATACATGTATTAGTAAGTTATGGGATATTGATATTGGAGACAGTTATATAGCGCTGGCTCCACACTATTGCATGCATACTATCCAGGAGATGCTTAACCACTACGGTTTAAATGAGTTTCCACTATACAGAGCCAAGGGAGACGTACAGCAATATTATAATTGCGGTGTGTCTGTTATAAACAGTAGACTATGGAGAGACCTAAGCCTCATCGAAATACCACTCGAGTATTATGAGAGTATTAAAAGTACATCGCACTGGAAAAATGATGAACCTACATATAACGTCTGTTTTTCTGATAATATATTTGAGCTCGATAAAACGTGGAATTATTACCCTATAGACGCCTATAAGAAAGCAAACATTGTACACTACTACGGTACGTACATTAAAGGTAAACCTTTTCATAATGAATTTGCTATTCATCCAGACTGATATAAATAATTTATATGAAAGAAGAAATTCAATTAAACATCCAAGACCTAGCAGAATATCAAACTCACTTCCAAACGGATGTTAGTTTGTTTCTTGAAAAAGAGAACAAATCTGCAGCTACTAGAGCTCGTAAATCGCTACTAGAAATTTCTAAGCTATGTAAACAGATTAGAAAAGAAATCCAAGAGATTAAGAATAGCGCTGCGGCCTAGTACATATACTGCTTAAATAATAATGTGAAATCATTTAAGCATTTTTTTGAAGCAAATAAGCCCCTTGGCTTAATAGAGACGCTTCATTTTCAAGATTTAGGTCCCATTGAAGCTAAAGTTGATAGCGGCAATGGGGCTTATAATGTACTGCATGGTCAAAATATCCAAGAAGTTGCAGATGGTCAAATATCATTTGATACTGTAAATGGAAAAACACTAACTGTGCCAGTTGAGGAGTATATCGATATTAATATCGGCTCTGGTAATATAGAGACAAGACCTGTAGTCAAATTTGATATAGAGGTCGGTGATGAGAGTTACCCTGGTACAAGTTTCTCTATAGGTGATAGGTCATCTAACGAATATAAGATTCTATTAGGTAAGGACTTTATCGAACAGCTAGGCGGCTTAATCGATGTAAGTGCTGAAAACAACCTCGATTAGTACCAGTCAGGTTTATTAACTGACGTCCAGGTAGCAAAAGGCTTATCTTCTCTAATATAAGATCTATACTGATCTATTACTGACAGTCTTTCGAAGTCTTTATCTCGTCGACATTTGCAGTCTTGATTAATAGCGACAGCAAATTCAGTCAACCCAGTTTTATTAATAATAGTATTGTGTAAATTACTCTTACACCATTTAATAAAATCTAATGTAAAATGTTCTTTTGAGCCTGGCCATCTAACCATTCGCTCCGTAAACATTTCAAGTGTGTGGTCGACTAACCACATAAAGTTATCAGTCGTCTCACGTGCCCATATACTGCATTGATGATTGAAGTAGCCTTTACCTCGTTTACGTGGTTTACCAGTTGACGTCCTAGGACAATCTTCGTGATTTAACACTTCTTGAGGAAAGGCGTGTGCTAACATTATAGCACCTTCAATTTGCATCTTTGAACGAACATGTTGATCACATAATTCCTTCGCAGCAATAACAGGATCATTATCAGTACAAAATATATTCATACCGATATTATAATAGTGTTCCTACTATCTACCCCAGTCGTTAACGAACGTATAGAACTCACTACGCGTAGATGTATCATCGAGAAAGTCACCACTAATCTTCGCAGTCTTCATCTCGCACCCATCATGCTTAATACCGCGGAGGCATGCGCAAGTATGAGATGCAGAGATCATTACTGCAACACCTTTATTACCTTCACATACTTCATCAATTGCTTTATGAATCTGAGTAGTTAGACCTTCTTGAATCTGCGGTCGTCTAGCATAATGCTCTACAATTCTATTCAGCTTACTCAGACCGATAACTTTACCATCGGCAGAGGGTAAATAAGCTACGTGACATCTACCCGTAAATGCTAGGTGGTGATGCGAACATAGACTCTTTACAGGAATACCACCCTGAAATACCATCCCATTATAGCCATCAGAAGGGAAAGCTGTAATATTAGGTAGCTCATTATAACAACCAGCTGCAATATCATTTACATAAGCTTTAGCAACACGCTTAGGTGTACCATCACTATTAGGATCGTTTCTCCAGTCAATACGTAAAGCATCTAGAAACTTTTCATAAGCTTCTGTAGCGTTAAGGATAACCTGTTGTTTTTCGTCATCGCTGAGCGGCATATTACCATTAGCGGTTGGTAGCTTGGTTAGTTTAATTCTATCGGACATACCCTTATTATATAGTATAGTCTAACGAAAGCAATAAATATATTTACAATATGAGTGATTTCTTAAAATTAGTCCAGGAAGCGACACCGCCACATGTAATTGATCATTATGATAAAAATGCAAAGACAAAGAAGGGCGGTATACTTAATAAAGTTGTGAGTGGTGTGCAGAAAGTATCGAGTGCTATAGATACCATTGAGAAGTATGGTACAGGTAAGTGGGATATCAATGATACTCTGCAGAAGATATTAACAAAACAACTAGATAAGAGTACGGATAAGATGGGATTATTTGGTAAATCAAATTATAGTCAAATTAAACTCGGAGCTGATATCACTGACAAAATTAATAATTATACCGATGGCGAGGACTATGACGTTAAGGCTGGTATTGAGAGAGCTAAAGCTGGTATTGAGAGGTCACGTGAGGGTATGAGTGGAATGCGCGATACTTTAGATGGGGCGTCGCAAAAGACTGACCCAGTTACAGGTGAGTCTACATTAAATGGTGGTTTTCTGAACATGATTAGTGAAGCTACGGCCGTATTAGATAGAGATAGAGATGGTGAGTTTCAGAATACAGCACAAATGAAGGGTGATAAGGAGGGTAAGTCTGCACAATTAAAGGTCTGGGATGTGTTAAAGAGTGCTTTGGATTTACCAGAAGATGCACCTATGAAACTTACTCACCCAGATCCTCAATTGAGAGGTAAGAAAGAATTCGACAGAAGAATTGACTGGATTGCAAGAGGTGTACCTGCTTTTCTTAAGAATGTTAAAGAGGAATACCCAGATATACCATTTATCTTTAAAGATCATAGTAAAGAGGATGGATTGTCAGTCTCAGCAATTGAGCAGGACGAGGAAGAGTTTAACTTTAACGATACTACTAGACAGAATTGGATCAAAACCCTAGGTGCAGAAAAAGCAGAGAAAATTGTTAGAGGGCTTGTAGATATATATCCCGGTGATCGTATTGTGTTTGATGAGCCAGTAGAAGATGAGCCAGTAGAAGACGAGCCAGTAAAACTAACTAGTGAAAATGCCTTGTTCAAACTAGCAGGCAGAACAAGCTTCGGTGCTAAAGGTATTCAATACACATTAAAGCCTGAGTTAGCGGATGTATCTAATATGCTTGAAGAGCGTGGTATAAAATATCTAACGTTCTTATTACAGACAAACGATAATGCATTCAAGGCTCCAGAAAGTAATAATGGTGTTATATATGCGTATGATAATAATAACCAACCCATCAATCCAATAACTACTAAGGATGTAAATTTTCAATGGAACGGTCAAGAGGGCTTATATACTCTTAGTACTAATAATGCTACATTAATGGGTGTTAAGTATAGTGAAGGTCAGTTTGCTATTAATAAGGATGACGTAATGCCATTAACAGATGGTAATCATGTATTATATAGACCTGATGAAAATTCAGTATATATGAAATTTAAGATAGTACAGGATATGAACAACGCTGACAAGTACCTGATAGATAAGGATAAAGGAGTTGCAGCGACCAAGGAAGATATAGCAGAAGCAGAAGCAGTTGGAGACAAGTGATCTCTCCCCCGTCCCTCTTATCTAAAGATATTTTAAGCTTACCATTTTTATAAATCAACTAGTTTTTTTTTATTTTATTAATTTAGTTGATTATGATCTTCTATAGGTTATAATACAATTATGAAATACTTATCTACTAAGGTTATACCCATGGGCAGTACTGCTTTTCGTCAATGGAAGGCGTATAGTCATTGCAAATTTATTCACGGATACCGTTTACAATGTAAGTTATGGTTTTCAGCTGATGAGTTGGATGACCGTAACTGGGTATTTGATTTCGGTGACTGTAAAGATATTAAGACAGCTTTAGAGGATCAATTTGACCATACTACGTGTGTAGCTGCAGATGATCCAGAGCTTCATAGCTTTCAGCATTTAGCTGACCGTGGATTAATACAACTTCGTATTATGCAAGATGGTGTTGGAGTCGAGAGAGCGGCTGAGTGGGTATATAACAAAGCAAGTGAGATTGTTAAGGATAAGACGCAAGGTAGAGTTACAGTCGCAAAGGTTGAGGTATGGGAGCATGAAGGTAATAGTGCCGTCTATGAACAATCGACTAGCTCTGCAGAAGATAAAAGTAATGCAAAGCCTGATGTAGAAGCTGCTATGCGGACCGCAGCTGTTGTTGAAAATACGGTAACTGAAGTACCGCCTGCAGAACCTAATACCGAGCCCGGTCATCCCCCTAAGCAGAGAGTAACTCAGGGTATGTCAAATCCATTCGGTGGAACGAGTTGGGGAGAGTAATGAGTTTAGATAATGCTTACAATAGAGTACCAAAACACACTGTAGGCAGTACAGGTATGGGAGCGCCTGTAGCGAGAGAAAGAGACCCTCAGCTCCAAAAACTGGAAAATGATATATTTGCAAAAATGAACCAGGCTATTGTACCTCGTACTCCTACACCGGACTTACCAGAAGTAAGGAGTATCGAGGTACAATCAGTTGGTTTTGAGCAAGCACTTAAAGAACTAGCTAATGGTATCGAGTCTCTCGACGATAAACCTTAATACCTTGCTTCTTACAATGTCATCACCTGTAAATTTGTAGGTATTAATACCCTGATCGATGCATGATTGAGAGTCAAAAGCTTTGTATATAGTATCAAAGCCACCTTTATCATTAATATCTGATTGATTTGTATCTCCCACAATCATATACTTACTATGGTTGCCGAAACGAGTTAGTAGCGTTATTAGCTCACTTTTTGTAAGGTTTTGTGCCTCGTCAATAATAACACACGAATTACGAAACGTCATACCTCTTGTAAAGTTGACGGGTAAGCAGGTAATATAGTTTTTATGTAGTAGATTACTAGCTACGTTCGGGTGAATTAATTCATCTAGTTTATCTACTAGCGGCATAGACCATGGTGCGAACTTATCCTCCATCTCACCAGGTAGAAAGCCTAAGCTCTTAGATGCACTCTCTACTATAGATCTAATATATACTATACTATCAACCTCTCTATCTCTTAACATATTAAGAGCAGCTAAAACAGCGATGTATGTTTTAGCTGTACCAGCTGGTCCATCCACAAACCCCATCTTAGTAGCTGGTTCCATCATTGCGGTATAAAAACTATGTTGTGTTGGAGTTAGTTTAAAATGATGACTTATTTTGAATGTTAAATCAAAATCAGTCTGATTATTTTCAACTATCTCATCCATAATGTTAACATTAGTGCTGTGAGATCTCCCCGACGCCTTCGAACTCTTGCGAGTACTCTTTTTTGTAGTCATTACACATATTTATACCATATATACTCAGTCCATGAAGCGTAAAAAGTTCATGTAAAAGGTATAAATAGTATATGAATTAGTTGATTATAACCTACCATGAGTTATAATAATACTAGTTATGAACTTAGAAAAAGAAACATTAATACTCTCTGACGATAAAATATTTTATACGATAGAGGGTGAAGGTGAGTATATAGGTCAGCGCTCTTTGTTTATGCGCATGGCGATGTGCAATCTAACTTGCATTGGTTTTGCCTCTGAAGACTCTCCTCATGGTTGTGATTCCTTTATCTCTTGGAGTATTAAAAATAAGATGACTTTTAATGAGATCTTTCAGATGATGGAAGACAATAACTGGATTGAAAAACTTGAGAAGGGTACTATATGGAAGCTTACCGGTGGTGAGCCTCTAATTCAACAGAAGCAACTACTTAAACTAGTTGAAGCGTTTATTGAGAAGTATGACTTCACCCCGAAGATTGACTTCGAGACGAACGCTACTCTTATGCCTAGCCCGAGATGGAAGGAAGAGTTTGATGCTACCTTCACAACTTCACCGAAGTTAACTACTAATGGTGACCCGGAGAATAAGACCTATAAGCCTGAAGTTCTCAAGTATCACAAAGAGATTAACTCTGGTTTTAAGTTTGTTATTAATGACCCTGCTGAAGATATAAAGGAGATATGGAGTAAGTACGTTGAAGATACAGAGGGTATTAATGTAAGTCTCGATAGAATCTGGTTCATGCCGTGTGCTGGTTCACGTGTGGAACATATTGCTAATGCTGAGGCGGTTGTTGAATACGCGAAGTTAATGCACGTTCACTTCTCACCTCGATTGCATTTATTAGTGTGGGATAAGGCTCTTAAAGTCTGAGTATTATCTTTAAATAAAAAAAAGCCGTTCAATTAATTGAACGGCTTTTTTTGGTATAATATGTAGTATAATATGTGTTATGTAAAATCTTACAGATAACCTAAATTAACTAGCCTTCTGATACGAGGGCTTATTGAATTTCTATCCTGCGCTGTTACAACTTGCTCTTCAACACCAGTATCAAAAGTAAACCGAATGGAATTAAATTCCGGGTCTATAATAGCAAACTCCATACCAGCGTATGAGTCGTCAATATCCATTGTGAATTTGTATTCTGTGTCGAGTCCAAAACCTCCATAGGATGGGAAGCCTTCTGCAGATACTGAAACTGCTGTTGAGTTGCCAGTAGCACCAGGTATGTCTTGATATAATAGCTCGCAATCTAGACCAGCTGGTTCTAAGCCGTTTGGAAATGTATCGATGTTATTGGCAGTATCTTCATTAGGTACATTTGGTGCACCAGAGAATGTTAAGGCGTTTGTAAATGAGATAGGCATATTATTATTTAATATAAAAAGTTATTTTTTAGGAGGTAACCCGTAACGCTCTCTAAATGTAAGCTTCTTAGTTGGTGCTTTTTTAGACGTCTTCTTTACTGCCGGCTTCGTAGATGTAAAGAGAGCAATTGCTTTTGAGAGCAAGTTACTCTTTTTAAGTTTCTTATCTAACTTAACACCCTTGTCTTTGCAGAGAACTTCGAGCTCGTCTTTAGACATACTTTTTAATTCTTTCTCGGTCATATTAATATTTATGGTTGAATGTATTATTTTTAAGGTTAAATAATATTTATGGAAACAATAATTACACTAGTAGTATTCATCGCCGGTTTTATTACTGGCACGTTAGTTGCTCGCAATAACATTAAGAAAATTAATTCAATCGTAGAGGATGCAGAAGATTTTACCGCAGCAGTTGATCGTAAAATTGATAAACTTCGCGATGAAGTAACTAAGAAACCTACCAAACGTGGGCGACCAGCTACTAAAAAATAATTTAATATTATAAATTCCTTGATAGCTCAGCGGTAGAGCGGGTGACTGTTAATCACTAGGTCCAAGGTTCGAATCCTTGTCGAGGAGCCACTTTCAAATAAGCAACCTATCGGTTGCTTATTTTTTTATTTACCACCTGGGGTGAAGTAGAATCCGATGATGCACCCCAAAGTGGCGACTGAGACCAGAGAGATGTGCCCTGTTGTAATGGCTGTTGTGATCGGGTCCGATGAGGGAAAAACAACCAATCCCCAGAGGAGGGAGAAATTTTCTTTATTTTCGGGTGGTGTAAAGGTGACGAGCTCGACTGCTGGCCAGAGGGTGCAAAGAATCGAAATGACTGCGAAGTTGAGCATCCCGATAAGAGCAATAATGCGGCGAGTGCCGCGTGTGAACATACCAGCATCCTTATCCGCTTCACCGAACACTGCTTGTTGAAACTCAGCGTTTGATTTTTGGAGTGACATGTCTCTGATGAGCTCCCTCTTAGCACGCGCTTCATTTGCAAGTGATCTACTCTGCGCAATACCGCCGATAATTTTAAGCATCGAGCCCATACCAGTTGCTCCAAGTGTTGATAATAACATCGTAATAAGTCCAAACATATCATTTTACCTCCATTTTATATAAATATTTATACAGAACCGAAGCACTTCATGTAAAATGAATTGTATAACATTGAAATGATTACATTTAAAACATTTTTTGAAAACTACGCCGATGGTAAGGTCAAGGGTAAAAGTAAAACGGGACGAGTAAAGCGAGCAGGTGCTAGTTGTAAGGACTCTATAACTGAACTAAAACGTAAAGCTAAGAAGTATAGTGGTGAAAAGGGCAAAATGTATCAATGGTGTCTTAATATGAAGAGAGGTAGAAAGAAGAAGTAATTAGATGTTTATACTGGCTGGAATAGAACAATTGTTATTTGAAGTATTAGGTAGCCTCTTTAAAGAAGCTCTTAAGAAAATGGTAGCTGCGGCTGCATCACTAAAAGATGCTCCAGCTAGTTTTTTTATAACAGTCGGAGTTGTATGTACTAGCCTTATTGCATTAACTATTCTCTGCAAAAGATATAAAAGAAGTAAATTTAAAGAAAATGAAGCATAATTACGATCAACTAACTAACCTCATATTAGAGGGTCTAGGCGGGTATAAGCCAATCACACTACCATACTCATTTAATGATTTAGAACCTCATATTGATGCGGAGACAATGAAGCTCCACTATAATAAGCACTATAAGGGCTACGTCAAAAAGCTAAACGACGCTATCGGTAAAACTCACATACCATTGAGAGAATTAGTAGTTAAAGCTGCAAACAGAAAAGCAGATGTACGTAATAATGCTGGCGGAGCATACAATCATCAACTCTTCTGGAATATGATGACACCTCATAAACATTCATGCAGAGGCTTGATAAAGGAAGCTATTGATAAGAAGTTTGGTTCCGTTGACAGTTTTTACGAAGAGTTTACAGCACAAGCAAAGTCGCATTTCGGCTCCGGTTGGGTATGGCTTATTAAAAGGGGTAATACCTTGAAGATTGTACAAACAGATAATCAGGATAATCCTCTTATGTTTGATCAAGGAGAACCAATACTAGGTATTGATGTCTGGGAGCACGCCTATTATAAAAAGTATGGGCCGGATAGAGAGAAGTATATTAAAAACTTCTTAAAGGTGGTTAACTGGGATTATTGTAATCAGCTATTATCGCTTTAACTTCCTCTTTAAGGTAGTTGACGTGTATTTTTGACCACTCATGTTTTTCAGGATTTTTGTAGAAGATAACTAACCCATCACACTTCTTACCTGAGATTGCTTCATACATATGAGCATATAAAGATAGCTGCAGCGCATACGAATTAAACTCACATACAGTTAGGTGACTCACCGGGCCATTCATATACTCACCATACTCATTGGTGTATCTGAAACGCTTATTTGTTTTAAAGTCTCCTACCTTAAAACTATTTGTATTTTCATAAATTAAATCACCTGTACCTGCAATTCCATTAACTGTATCATATAGCTTTTCCTCAGCGCGCAGCTTAGGATAACCTTTAAATATATCTGCATGTGACTTGTACGATTTATAAAGATCTTTATATTGGTCTTCTCGTTTATCATCTACGAGAAAATCCTCCATTACTTTATGTATATGGGTACCGTAATCACACGCTTTGTTTTTAACATCTTCCCATTGCTCTAGAATAAAGTCAACATGAACACCCTCACGCTTTGCAACTCGAGTTGCGTTACCTATTGCATCAAACTTAGGTTTATATTTACCGAGCAGAGTTGTTACTGATATTAACTGCTTACCAGTCTCTGTATCTGTATACGTATGAGATGCTTCGTCAAAATGGATCATATTATTATTATAACTTAAGACCTTGAAAATGCAAATTCTTATTATAAAATATATGTATGAGATTAGCTATTAGCGGTACGGGTTGTCAAGGGAAATCAACATTAATTAAGGACTTCCTAGAAGAATGGCCCATGTATAAAACTGAAAGTCAGACGTACCGTGACGTACTTACTAGTGAGAAGTTACCTCACAGTAAAGAAGCTACTAAAGAGACACAATGGAGGATTCTCAATCATATGATTGATGAGATGCAGACCTTTAACCCCGGTGATAATGTCATTATGGACAGGTGCCCTATTGACAACTTAGTTTACTCTCTTTGGTGTTTTGAGAAAGGTGTTGGTGATATTGATAAGGAGTTTATTGATAAATGCATACCTCTTGTCTGCGAGAGTTTAAAGAATATAGACATCATATTTTTTACACCTATTACTAAAGCTGCTCCTATTACCCCTGTTGAAGATGGTGTACGTGAAACAGATTCTACCTATATTAAAGAAATTGATAACCTATTTAAAATGATAGGAGCTCAGCATATTGAAAACAACGGCCTCAATCCATTCTTTCCAAAAGAAGATGCGCCGGGTTGGATTGAAGTATTCGGAGACAGGCCTGTTAGAATCGCCATGATTAAGCAATATATCGATGAGACCGGTGATCTTGTCGGTGGGTGGGAATGTGCTCCGGAGCCTGATATCGTCGACCCTAATAATCAATCTGTTGGTGATAACGAAGAAGCAGCTGCAATGAAAGCATTAATCGATGATCAACAAAATGCTAAAGTGTTTGAGAAGGATCTCGCAGATCAGAAGCAGCTAATTAAAGATACGCTAGGTGATAAAGAAATCGATGAGATTAACAGTCTATATAATCCCAAAGCTTAAGCTCTCAGCCTAAATCACTTTTACGGATTTAACGCTGCGGAGAGCTCTGCGATCTGAGTTGTATGTAGTTCGATAGTACTACCGAACGTAGTATTTTCTAAACCTACAACGAAGTTGCTAAAATTTAACCTATTAGTCGCATTAGGTGTCTGGAGGATTATAAAGTCTCCATTAACGACTTGATTGGTTTCCGGTAACTGATTGATACTAACGTCTGTGCTTGCCATATAAATTATTTATTATAAAATATATATAATGTCAAAGATTGGTGTAGGTATAATAACGTGTAATAGAAATGATTTTTACATTAGGTGTATTAAAAGCATTAAATCTGACTGGTTCGATGAGATTGTTACCATTAATGACGGTGATGAGCCTATAGCAACTACAGACGCTCCTCATCGTCATATTATTAACAACGGGAGGAATTTAGGTGTTTGTAAGAGTAAAAATAAAGCGCTTACACACCTATTATCAAAAGGCTGTGAGTATATTTTTCTCGTAGAGGATGATATGGTGTTTAAAGGTAATGCGTTTGAAGAATATATTAGAGCAAGTAAGATTACTGGTATACAACATATGTCGTTTGCATACCATGGACCGGCTAATAAAGGTAATATTAGTAAAGGTAAACCTAAGCCGAGAAAGGTAATTGATTACGGTGACGTAAAAATTGCACTAAATCAGCACTCAGTTGGTGCTGTATGTTTTTATACCAAGGAAGCATTAGATAGTGTAGGTATATTTGATGAAGAGTTTGATAAAAATAATTTTGAACATGTAGAGCATTCTTATAGTCTCGCCAAAGCCGGTTACAGTACACCTTACTGGTGGTGGGCTGATATAGCTAATAGTTGCGATCTTATTCAAGAACAGGCTTGTAGTGAAGAATCCTCGTCAATAAGAAGAGGTGATGATTGGCAGCAAAAAATAATCGACAGTGCATACTTATTTCAGAAGAAGCATGGCTATATGCCGGCATGGCAAAATGCAGTCCCCGATACACCATTGCCTGACGTTATTAAGATTTTAAAGAGTATGAAAAAATGATATCTTTTATTATAGCTTACAAGCAAGATACTAAAGAAAGGGCTGTAAATTTAGAATACTGTAAGAAGTATTATAAACAATTGGTACCTGGTTGCGAGATTCTGATTAAAGAATCATCTGATAATAACTTCAATAAGTGTAAGTTATATAACAAAGGAGCTTTAGAGGCCAAGCACGATGTGTTGTGTTTTTTAGATAGTGATGTGTTTGTTTCAAAATACTCTATTCAGAAATCTATTGAATTGGCAGATATGGATAACGTCATTATAGGTTATAATGGAGTGGCTATATATCTATCATATAAATCTAAACGCACATTAACTAGTGATTTAAAATATCAGAATATGCTAGAGATACTACCGGTAAACTACGTACCGACTCGATTAGAGAAAAATGAGATGTTTGAGGTAGGTAATCTTAAAGCAGTCGGTGGCTGTTTAGTAATGTCTAGAGACTGCTTTAAAGATGTTAACGGATTTAATCCTAATTTTATTAACTGGGGATATGAAGATAATGAGATTGTAACCAGATGCCATAAACTCAAAAAGAATGTTATTTTAGCTAATACAAAAGACCCATATCTATTTCACTTACCTCATCATGATGTAGAGGGGGATAAGAGTGTACATGACTTTTACACAAACAATCAAACCGAGTATATGAAAGTATGCGAGATGAATTATAATGATTTACAAAAATACATAAAAACATGGAAGCTATAGATGTAATTATACTCTCAAATACAGCTAATTTAGAGTATTACAGCAAACTAAAAAAGTGTATTAACTCTCTAAAGTCGAGTACTAATATTAAAACTAATATTATTGTTATTGAGACAAACAAAAAATTAAGAGGTAAAAATTTAAAGCTACCAATCGATACACTCTATATTCCCGAGGATGCAGAATTTAACTATAATAAGTTTCTGAATTATGGTCTCACTTTCTGCAAACACGATTATTTGTGTATATCAAATAACGACGTTTATTATAATAAAGATGTTTTATGTACCCTAGTCGATCACTTAGATGATTATGATTCCGTTAGCCCGTGGGATGATAATTCTACGTGGCGGTTCCATCAAACCAAGGGAATACATGTAGGTTACTCTACCAGGATGTTTGTAACCGGTTGGTGCATTGTAACAAAGAGAGTCACTATAGATAAAATCGGTGGTAAGTTTGACGAGAGATTTTCTTTCTGGTTTCAGGATGATGATTATTCTAAGCTATTAGAGACTAATAATCTAACGCATGCGTTAATTGGTGATGTATCGGTATGGCACGACTGTGGTCAGAGTCACGAACTATTCAGTAAAGAGGATAGAGAGAAACAAACACATGGCTTATCAGAGGTCTTTAACGAAAAATGGAAGTGAATAAAAAAATTACATTGCGAGATAGTAACTTCGCTGGTAGGGATGTCTTGAGTATGCCAGGTGTTAATTTTTCCTGGTATACAGGTGACAATATAGTTAGTGAGCACGTTTTCTTTACAGATAAAAAATTGCAGGATGTAGATGAGGCTCAGTATAGCAATGTTAAGAAAGTTGCGTGGCTGCTCGAACCTAAGGGTATCGACCCGTCTATATATGATTGGATCTTAAAAAATTATCATAAATTTGATAACGTACTAACATTCGACCGTAATATTATATCTCAAATTGATAACGGTATATTTCAGCCGTACGGTACCTATTGGGTTGAGAAAGATAGCCCTGTAAAGAGTCGCTCAGTCTCTATGATTGCATCCTACAAAAAAGAAGCTACTGGTCACAAGATCAGACACTCAATATATAAACACTTTAAGAGCCGTATAGATACGTTTGGTACTATTACCGGAAGCCGGTTAACTAATAAAGATGCAGGCTTGAGGGATTTTAGATTTTCTGTTGCTATTGAAAACTGTATACAAGATGGGTATTTTACTGAAAAAATACTCGACTGTTTTGCTACAAAAACCATCCCGATATACTGGGGTACACGTACGGTTGGAGAGTTTTTTAATACAGATGGTATTATATTTGTGGATGATTTTAAGAGTATTGAAAGTCTAATTAACTCTCTCAGCGAAGACGTGTACAGTAGTAAGCTCGAGGCAATTCAAGAGAACTTTAATAAGATAGACGACTACCATATACCGGAACTGTACATTGAGAAAAATTACAAGGGCTTGTTACATTAATAACGTGAAAATACTGGTTAGCAGTAGCATTAGTACTACTACGACATTATAATAGCTATAATATGAATATACAGGAAGAGTATACTAATCGAAAAAATAATAGTTCTGATATTAATGAACATTTAGAGACATTATACAAATATGGTAAAAAGTGTAAATCTATAACAGAGCTCGGCTCACGTCACGGTGACAGTACTGTTGCTCTACTTAACAGTCAACCGGAAACAATGGTTAGTTATGACCTTTTTAAATCTGAATTTATTGATGAAATTAAATTAAAGAATTATAAGTTTATAACAGATGATTCCCTTAAAATTAGTATTGAAAAAACTGATTTACTTTTTATAGATACCCTTCATAGATATTTTCAATTATATAATGAATTAGGTTTACATGCTAAAAATGTACGTAAGTATATTATTTTACATGATACTGAAACGTACGGTTATTCAGATGAGCCTTTATATGCCTCGCATATAGCTGTAAAAATGAGTGATAAGGTAATTGCTACTAAAAAGAAAGGTCTTAAACAAGCTGTAAATGATTTTCTACATGAAACAAAAGAAGGTAAAAACTGGGCTGTTCATGAGGAATTTAAAAACAATAATGGCCTCACAATTCTATCGAGAATTTAAATGAGAATAACTAGTTGATAAGTTATTATTAATACGCTATAATAAGAATATATGATTATTAAAGATATTCAAGTTTACGACGGCCCTCTCATTCATAAGAGATTCGCATACGATTATTTCCGTAATAAAGTATTACCTACTGGTAATATAATTGCTTTTAGATGTCCGATGGATGTGAGCATTGATGGTATGATTGACCAAGAAGATGTGCTGCAGGGAGATTATATATATAGTGATGATGCAGTTAACTTCTGTTGGGAGATTCCAAACTTAGATAGGTTTGGAGCCGTAGCGTTTCAGCGCTTACTCAACACTCAGATTGCTAGTATACTATCTGGTTTAACCAATAAGCCGATTGAGGTAGATGGAGACGACCTCATGGTTCATGATGAATTTGAAGGAAATGACGGTAAGCTACAAGCTGTTGGTAAGTGTAGTGTTAGTATTACATACTCAAAAGATAATGTAGCTATTGGGCATACGGGTATTAATATTAATGCTGGTAGTAAAGCTCCTGCATTTGCTTATAGTACTAAACTTAATGAGGAGCAGACTCAAGAGTTTATGACTAGGGTTATTGATACCTTTTACGGTATGGTAGATGATATCTTCATCGCTACTACTAAGATTAATCTATAATGACTATTTTTCAGTATCTAAATAGCTTACTCTATAGTAAGAAGGTAATAGATATGAACTGCGACGATGAGTCGCAGTTCAACCTGTTTATGGTCAATCGATGGGCTAGTATGTACTCACCTGAGATGGCTAATTATATTAACGAGTCGAGTAATAGGTATTGGAGCTTGTTTGATGATAAGCAGAATCAATATAACTATCTATATAACCTATTGCCTCGTTTGAGATTTAAAAAGATTAGCTATCTCAAGAAGATTAAAAAGGATAAAGTGAAGAAGGAAGAAGAGCCAATCCTACCTGAGTTTATATCTAAGAGGGAGTACAAACATAATGTTGACTTACAGAAAGTGCTTTATAAATAGTCTATATGGCTGAAGCATCTATTGACAACCTAGCAACAAAAAGAAGTCTAATTGATCTGAGCTCTCATAGCGATGGAGACTTCGATTTAAGTAAAGAGTTTATTTTATCGTTTGTATATGACGATATTATTTTAGTTGAGTATATTGATGAAGCACCGGATGCTTCCGGTGATAATATTATGAGAGATGGTATTTATATACCCACTAATACTCTCACAAAAACGTGGCGTAAAGCTAAGGTCATTCTGGCTGGCCCGGAATGTAAATATACAAAAGCAGGTGACATCGTTATGTTTCCTAATGATAAAGGAGCGTCAGTTGCAAATATTCAGATCGCTGATTATGGTACAATAAACAAGGGTATGTTTTTGAATGAGCAAAGATTGTTCGGTATTTGCAAGAGACGAGAAGATATAGAAGACGGTAATGCCAAAAGTTAGCCGTCAGAGTTTATTGCAGTTATTAGATAATAATGTCTGTGAAATAACATTTATCAAGCGTACAACAGGTGAAGTGCGTACGATGCTCTGCACGAATGATCAGACTATTTTAAATAGTGTAAACGGTCGTACCACATTAAACTATAAACCACCTTCTAGGCTGCCTGAGTATGCACCAGGGCCAAAGAACCTAGTATTAACTTGGGACGTCTTCATGCAAGATTGGCGAATGGTTAACATGGATACTTGTAACCTTATTAAGAGTATACCACGTGATGAGTTCTGGGAGTATTTTAACACTAGTGTTTATACTATGACGACAGAACAGAAACAACAATTTATGGGTAAATGAGACAGGTAGCAGCTATAGAGACACAATTGAACGACTTCCTGCTAAGGGACGTAGTATTTCTCCTGAGTAATGGAAAGACCCTTAAAAAAGGTAAATTAATTTTATTTAAGTTTAAGGAATTTCATTTTGTATTTACGCTAAGGAATCATAAAGATGAAACACGCGTGTATGAAATACCCTACCCGTATAACTGGGAACGGCAAGACGCTGGTAATTTAAAGTTCTCATATGACCTAGCGGAGCTCGCTGGTACTAGTAAGACCCTATTTTACCGTATAAAGGTACTTGACAAATCTAATTGTAATAAATTTTACGATTCAAGCCTTGTTTTATCTGTTGTGTAGCTTATACTGGTTACATGGTAGGTAAACTTTTAAATAACTTTCCTCAGGGATATACCCCGAGTAGTCAACAAGATAAGATAATTAGAAAAATTGACGGAGCATTTAGCTCTGGAAATAAATTCGTTATATGTTGTGCGCCTACCGGAAGTGGTAAGAGCTTTATATCAAAAACTCTCGCGAATGCTTCAACTCCTTTTACTGATAACTTTACTGAGTTGGTTAATACATATGCAGCCTTTAAGATGGATTCTAACGGTAATTATGCGCATGCGAGCGAATGCAAAAATGACCTACCTGCCGGCGCGTTTGCATTAACTATTACAAAGGCTCTGCAAGACCAATACCAGGATTTATTCGAAGATACAGCTGTACTGAAAGGTAAGGCGAACTATAGAAGTACTATTGACGAGAATATTGATGTCGAGCAAGAGTCTGTAGTAATGCCGAAGAAGATTCTAGATGCTCATAGACAGGCTAATAAATGTGACTATCATAATGACCGTAATGCTGCTCTTACTAGTAAGTTCACGGCTTTAAACTATAAGATGTTCTTAGCGTTGCCCGATCATGTCAAGTATAAGAACTACATTATATGTGACGAGGCATCTGAGTTAGAAGATGAAATCATAAAGCAATTTTCTGTAGCGATTGATATTCAAAGATTGCAGAAACTTAAAGTTAAGATCTTCCCGCTCGCATCTACTAAAAATACTGCTGTTAAAAAGTGGTTAAATGAAGTACAGTCAACCATTATTGAGCATATTAACATATTGACTGATGGTATTAAATTAGGCCTCTCAAATAACGAGTTATCTAAGTTAAAATATCTTAGGAGCTTGCATAGTACTTTAGTATTGATTAGTGATACCTGGCAGCAGTGCGAGTATATTGTACAGGTAGAGGATAAGTTTAATATCAGACTTACTCCGCTCAAAGTTGATACCCTCTCGAGCTATATCTTCAAGTATGCTGAGAAAGTTTTATTGATGTCAGCTACAGTTATTGATCATAAGAACTTAGCTAAGACTCTAGGTATTAAGGAATATAAATATGTCGAGTCTGGTAGCTCATTCGACCCAGCTAAAGCACCTATATACATATCTAGATCTAATCGGCTTAATCATGCTAACCTACAAAAAGCTCTACCATCGATTGTAGAGCAGATAAAGGAGATTTGTAAGAATCATAGCGGTGATAAAGGTATTATACATACACATACAAATTACATTACCGGGTACCTTCAAAGAGGTTTGAGTGATTCGAGGTTTCTTTACCGAGATGGTATGACCCGTAATGAAGAGATCTTAGAAGAGCATACAGCGTCAGATCAACCAACAGTATTAGTAAGTCCATCCTTAGGACTAGGAGTCGATCTTAAGGGAGACCTAGCACGTTTTCAGATTATTATTAAAGCTGCGTACCTACCACTCGGGGATGATAGAGTAAAAAAGATGTTTGAGCAGGATAAGCAATGGTATGCTAATAAGATGCTTTCAAACTTTATACAACAATGCGGTAGAGGTATACGTAATCAGGATGATCATTGCGTTACGTATGTTCTCGACGCTAATATATATGATGCGGTTATACGTAATAAATCAAAACTACCCAAGTACTTCCTAGATAGATTCGTATAACCGGCTGTATTTGTATAAATATTTGTCGATGGAGACATTTAAACAATACTACTACCTCGATGAAAATTTAAAGAGTGCAATCGCTGCTGGTGCACTAGGCCTAGCTTCGCTTGCTGGCGGTACAACAGCAGACGCGTCTGGTATTACGTTCTCCTCACCCTCTAAAGCTGCTCTAAAGGTATCTCCATCACCTATATATAATCCTAGTTTTATTCAGGAAGTAAAGAGCGCCGAAAATTTTC